TGTGGTTTTCTTCTACATCGAGTGAGTACATAACTGGGAATACACCGAGGAATTCTGGTGATGGAGTCATGTAAACTGTTCCCTGTGGAACTTCGATTGAGCGTTGTACTTGGAAGCCACCGAACTGAACGATACGCTCACCGGCAACAACGCGGTCCTTGAATGCCCAACCTGTTTGGTTGATGTCCCACTTGTAGAGGTCACGGTAGTCAATTGGGTTGAACAATAGACGTGAAGCCTCAAGTTGGTGAACTTCAATCAAAGCCACGAGGTCGTACATTGAGTCAGGAGTAATGTATCCTGAAAGCTCGTTAACAACGTGGTTAGGTGAAACTGTGTGGTTAGGGTCAACTGCATAGTTGTTAATAGCAGCTTCAAGAACAGTGATAAGACGAGCGTCTTCCTGCATCATGATAGCTTGCTTTGACATGTCCTGTGCGTATTCAACGATGTTAACACGTAGGTACCAGAGGTCTTCCTTCTTAATCTGAGGGAAGGTGGCGATACGGAACAAACGGACTGGTACTTTCTTACCTTCGAATGGGGTGACGCGAACTTCACCTTCATTACCAGATAGGATGTATGCCTGACCGTATTCGTCAAGTACGTCGTACATGACTGGAACACCAGGTGTTAGTGGATCTTCCAGAAGAACGTTACGGGTCATACCCTGGTAACGAAGCTTAAGCTGGATAGGACCAATCATACCCTGTCCGAGACGGACCATGTAGTTGTCCTTGTCTGCAAGAATTCCTGCAAGACGACGTTGCTTCTCTTCACGAGTAGCTGTCTTACGACCTGTTGCTGATGATAGACGCTCTTGAGCTTCTACAATACCAGCGACATAATCGTCTGACTTCTTAGCGGTGCGTGGAGCCAAGTGATCGGCAATTGCACCATTAGGGGTCAATGAACTCATTATTGTATTTCCTTTCAAAAACCCTTAGGCGGTGGCGCCGAATGGGACTAGACGAACAGTGATCTGTGTTGGGCTGATTACATCAATCAACTCAGCAACTGGAACAGCACCAAGTGTGTTGGCAGATCCAGAAGCAGATGTGATCTGACCATTAGCGTTCGTGTAAAGCAATGTACGAGCACCAGTAGTAAGAACAGTGTATGATTGTGTTGTGTCAAAAGCCGGAGCAGTGATTGTGAAGAAGGCGTTTGAACCACCGAGCCATACGGCCCATGAGTTCACACCAACCTGAGTCACATCATCAATGTTCGGGTTGCGGTCGAGGGCAGACAAACCGAATGGCTTTGCACCACTAGTCGAAACAGCAGTACCAGCATTGGCTACTGTGTCAGGTCCAGTGCGGTACATAACCATACCTGAATAGATATTGGTTGTGTCTGATGGGTCCAGGAACGTGTTGTATGGAGTAGCCTCGTACTTTTCGTACAATGGAGTACACGTACGGTGAACCCCAACGTTGGCTACGCTATTTAGTTGCAGCATTTTTCTTTCTCCTTAGTTAGGGACTGTTAAAGTGTCATCAGCCAATCGTCAGACTGAATGTCCTGACGAGTAACTGCTGAGGCCGTTGTCAACCGACCCATTTCGGGCAAACGATTATTTCCACTTGCCACTTTTTGGCTCCGGGGTTGACGTGCCCCAGATTCTTCGAGCATGTCCAAACTAGCCTTGAAACCGGCAAGCTTTGAATCTGACATTTGCTCAAACTTTGCGATGTGCTTAGCACGGTCATCATTGTTGACCATTCCAAGCTTCTCGAGTCGCTCTACGATTTGAAGACTTTCAAAGATCTTCTCACGTGAAGCTTGTACAGCAGCGACAGTTCCTTGGTATCCAACGAGTGCTGGGTTAGTAGCATCGTAAGGCCATGGATTGTTGTCGTCATCTTGCTGCGGAACTTTACCTGTTTCTGCACCATCGTTGTAGAATGGTACGTATCCAGCGTCTTCACCATTGACTTCTTCAGGAACCTGAACGTCAGTCTTGTGGTCAGCAGCCATTAGCTCGTCGCGGTCCCAGACACCAGCTTGGTCATCAAGGTCACGAACGTCTACAATTTGGAGTGTTTCTTGGTTACCATTGGTAGCTTCTTTTGTCTTTTTCTTCTTTGACTTCTTCTTGCACTTGTCGCAACCTTTGCCCTTGCAATTCTTGCACTCTTCTTCTTCGTCTTCATCTTCTTTTTTAGACTTTGAAGCAGCAACCTTGTTAATGTCATCAAGAAGTCCTTCAAGAGCTTCAAGGTCAGCTGAGGCTTGACGGTAGTCACCAGTAGTAGCAAGGTCGTTCTCAATGTCAAGAACAATGCTAGCAACAGTACCAATTACTTGGTTAACGTCATCGTCGGCACTAGCAAAGCGTAGTACAGTAGCTGCATCATTAGAAGCAGTAACTAGGTTAGAGAAATCAAAGTCTACTTGAGTTTCAATAGCATCACGGATTTCACGTGAAGCTTTGTAAACGTTGTAAAGACTCTCATCGATTGGGTCTTTCTTAGCGTACACAGGGCCTCCTTCGGCGTATACAGCGCTGGAACCAGGTCCACCGATAATTTCACCTTCGTCAGCAGCATCGAGGTCTTGAACATCAATTTGGCGCATCATAGGTTGATTAGCAACCCAGTCTGCAACTTCTTCAACAGGAGCTGGTGCTTTTTCAGCAGCACCGAATCCACTGTCAAGATTGATAGTGTCAACTTGGTTATAAGGTTCTTGGCGAGGTGTTGTTACTGCACCCTCTCCTACACGCTGTTGGTAGGCATTGTCTGCCTGCTTGATCAGCTCATCATCGAAACGGCTCATTGTAGCTCCTTGCTTTCGGCGTTTTCGTCGTTTTTATTTTGTGCATCCATTTGAGCACTTTGCTGGAGCATATTCTTCATGCGAGTCGTTGCATCCATGCTAGCGTTCATTGAATCATCTTGTAAAGCACCAAGATCAGTATTGTCCTTGGCACTCTTTTTTAACTGCTTTTTTGTTTTTTCGATCTTTTTTCCTGCAGGACTCAAAAAGTTTCTTTGAATCTTTTTTACCATCCTAGGATCTATACCCAGAAACTTAGGTCTTTTAAATCCTAAAGCTCCAGCAATTTCGTGACCGCATGCAGGATTAGTGCAAGAACCTGATAATTCACCCTTTTTGAGTGAATCATTCTCAAATGATAAATCACCACATCTTGGGCATTTGGTCTTACCAGTCGAAGGACCACTAAGATCAATACCATTAAAATTATTTGGCATCATGTCCACAAAAGATAAGCTTCTGAAAGCAGCCTTTTGTTGAATCCCTTGTGCTTGCTGCCATTCTTGAATGGCTTCCATAACACGTGGATCAATGTAATTGCAATCCGGGCAAATACCATCTCTAAAACCATTGCTTCGGCACTGCGGACAGTCACCAAGAACAGTGATAGGGACACGAATTAATTCCAATGCATACTTTTTAATATCGCTAGATACCTTCAAAATAGGCATTAGAAACGCTTCTTATCAAGTAGCCAAGCACTTTCGTCAGCAGGCTCAAATACAAAGCTTAATTCGAAAAAGTTTGGCTTAATGCAACTTTCGTAAACAAGGCTTTCAATACGCTTTCCTTGCTTGTAAACAGTTACAGTACGGCCTTTAAGACGAGGGATGTGAGTACAGTATTCAGCAGGTTTGCTAGCATACTTACCACAAGCACTACATTGAGTACCCTCTACGTCAGCTCCCATACTGACTGCATTTAGCTGGCCTTCCATAATGGAATTAGCTAGCTTGGGAAAAGTTTGGGCATCTACTTCCATCAAGCAATAAACGCTTGCGTCAATAATACCACTTGCTAGTTTACTTTCTTTGTAAACAGCATCAAGAATTACACCGCGAGCACGGTCTGGATCGGAGTTATTGTGCTCTACGTAAATTGGTCGGCCAACAAAAGTTTTGTAACTTTTCTTTATTTGGTCTACAGGCCAACCATCATAATTAGCATTAACTCGGCTACTAATAGCACGAGAAACTGCATAGACATATCCAGGTTCTGGATTAAAATTAAAGTCTGCAAGCTTAACGTCATGAAGCTCAATAGGCTGGCTATTGCCAGCAAGAGTTTCACGTCCCATAAGGGTTACAGTTGGTGCACCAAATTTTATCATCTTCGAAACCTTTTGTAAGCTAGAAGTTGCGTTACATCGTTGTAATATTTAAGATTGTGTTAATTTTTTTGTTCTAGTAATTCTTTTAATTCTTTGAGCATAACTTGGTGGTCTTCGCTTACCTTTAAGTGGTACGCAGCTAATTCTGCAGCAATACGATCTGCTCTTTTAGCAGCAATTAAAAGTATTGCTCCTTGCAATCCTGCTAATGTTGAAAGCATAAGGTTGAGAAGAATAAACGGATAAACATCAAAAGGATGTTTTGACATACCGTTATAAAACATCCATGCTGCCATAATAATTACAAATGAAAAAACAAAAGGCCATGATCCCATGCCGTGACGCATAACATCGGCAGCTTTTTCACCTAAAGTTCTTTCGTTGCCAGATCTTACCTCTGGGTGGAAGTCCCAGTGACTTACCTTTTTAATCGTCCGCATCTAGCAAACCTTCGTGGTAACCTAGATGACGGTTCAAGTCACGGCCAATGCCGTCAACTTTGTGTTCAAGTCGATCCCATTGATCTTTTGCACTGGAACCACCATTGTTTCGGTGTTGGGAAAGTAGCTGTTCTAACTTATCGTCCATATCTGCTTTAGTAGCAGAAAGTTCTTCTTCAATACGATTTAATTCTTTAGAACTGTGATGAGTAAAATATTTTTGCACTACTTTAGCTAGTGCTGCAAGAGCACCAACTGTAAAAAATGCATTTGCTATATAGCCAAACCATACGTTTGAAGAGTTAAAGAATGTTGATGCAAACATTATTACTCCGCATCAATTTTTTCATAAATACTATCGGTTAAGTCGAGCTTGTGAGCATTCCTGCATGTATTGCCTTCACCCTCTTTAATGATATCTAGCTTAACTAATGGGCTTACAATGTCAAGGAAGCTTTTCTTATTGAAAGAAACCTTAGGAAGTATGCGAGGAGTCTCGTTATTAAAGAGAGTGCTCATATGTTTCTCCGATGAATAAATAATGCATTATCTAATAATTAATGCATTCTATAGATGTTTATAAATCTTATTTTGTTTCTTTTGTTGGATCTATTTGAGTAATAGCTGGTTCACTCATAGCGGTTCCACCGCCTGGACTGCCTGTTCCTGCACTATCAGCAATTGGGTTCCCAGTATTAGCATGGTTTGTTGGTGTAGGTATCATTGCATCATCACCATCAAGTGCGTTAGCTAGATGTTGTTTGAATTCATCTTCATTAAACTTTTCATAACTACCATCTGAAATAATCTTCATACCCTTAGCAAGTTTCATACGTTTACGTTTCTTCTGCTCAAAAGGTACTGCAAATTTCATACGTTCACCGTAAGTAACCGTCTCGAATGGCTCATCATCATATTCTTCCCAACCTGACACTGATGAAGTCTTCCTATTCTTTTGAGGTCCATTCTTTGGACCTTTCTTAGAAGGCTTAGGTTGGTTTTTACGTTGTTCGTAGCTTTCTTCAGGACGTTGACGCTGCATATCGTTTGCAGCCATCTGGTTCATAGTTGGGTAAACTTGTGCTCCAGCTGCAGCATCACTGTTGCCGATAGGATTACCGGTCATATTAGGGGCAGCTGGAGGTGTTACAAGTCCAGCCATGGCTCCAGGAGCAAGTTGTGCTCCTAGTGAAGGATCTTCGAGCATGGCAAGGTAGGCCTGGTATTCCTGTACATATTCCGGTGGAATTGGTAGTTGCAGAGTAAGAAGGCGATTAAACAAATCCCTCTTAAATTGTTGTTCTGCAACAACTGTCTTAATCTTTTCTTCACGACGCGCATCGATTTCATCATCGAAGTCAATCGGAATGTTGACTGCAAGAGTGCCCAATGATATTGGGAATCCTGATGCACTCAATTGTTGCAAGAACCCACGCTCCACCGTTTCATCACGTAGGTTCATACTACGGAAGCGAACTTCCGGTATGGCTAGCTTAGGACGCTCTTCAACGTATTCGGCGCCAGTTTCTTCATCGACCATCAACACTGTTTCCATTATTGGAACCATTTGACCACCAACGTTACGCATCTCGTAGTGTCCCTGTCGTTCAGCAACAGGTTCCATACGTGAACGGATAAAGTCTTCAATCTTGTGTTGATAGGTAGAAAGCATTTGGGTAATCAACTCACGGTTAAGTGCTCCAGAAGCGTATGTACCGCCTTGTCCACCTTGGATGAGGTCACTACCAATACCAAAGACACCCATGACGTTAGTTTGAACGCGTAGGAAGTCTTGGTCAAGTCGTGGCATTGTTTCACGACCAAAAGCATTTTGAATTGTTAGACCATGGTGATAGGTCATCAGACGGAAGTCTGAGTTTATGGCCATGGCCAAGTCGTCACGTAATGACTGGAGTTCTTGTGCATCTGGGATCCACGGTCCATCTTGGTCAACGTCTGGTAGACCGAGAGTAGCCAAAATAAGTGGACTGTATAGACGATCAGCAATAGCATCTTGAGCAGCATTGAGACTTTCCTCCAACATAAGCATACGGAATGCACGGAGAAGTATAGGAGTACCATGCTCACTCCATGGGTTTGTCTTAAACTTAATTTGTTTCATGATTACATCTGAAACAGGAATTTCTTTGTCTTGACGAGCCCAAGCAACAACATCTGGATAAAGTTGCATAAGCATTGCATACTCTTGAGGAGGATCGCGACGTTCAATAAGACGTTTAATTTCTTCTGGAACTTTTACGTGATATTGATAAGTTCTTAGAGCACGATTCTTTGCAACGATAACATCGTTAGGGTTGATTATTTCATCTTCTTCCCAAGCACCAATACCATCGTGCCAAGAACCCATAGCGAAAGCTTCACCAACGGTCCAATGTTCACGACCAAGGTCATAAAGAAATTCATTATAATTTAGTCCGTCAAAGAAAAGATCATTGTAGAAGTCACTAATTCTTTTATCTGGATGAACTAATTCAATGTCTAGGAGCGGGAATCTCGTATAGATATCAATAAGTCCAGGAACCAAGTGATGAGTCGTGTAGAGAAGTCTTGCCCAGTCTCGGATCTTTCTCGTTTGTTCATCAGGATCCTCCATGTTGAACCACCACGTGCGTTCACGCCAGTATTCAAATGGGTCATGCAACTTAGGCAATGCCCATTGAGCGTCTGATCCAGTTGCGGCGGCAGTTCTACGACCAACAGTATTTGCCATACCTTCCATATTTAAATGGCCACTGCTACCAAGTTTATTAAGCCTGTCACGACCTTGAGTCGTACCACCCATAGCAGCCGCCATAGGGCCAATCTCGTTGAGCATAGCTCCAGGAGTTGCTGCACGCTTCAACATGTCCCTAGCGGCTACACGGCCTGCAATAGGGTTCTTAGGAAGGGTAATACCGGCTGTCTTCATACGGTTAAGTTCCGCAGAGGCACTCCAGTCTTTTTGTGACATTAATAAGGCTTTCTAGTAAGCTTGGCAACTGCAAACGTCAACACCAGGAATTGATTGGTGCCCACATCCATAAATCCCAATGTCTCCACTGAATCGGACGATCCCGCCTGACTTATTCTGAGTAATTGGGTTACCATTGAAATCAAAGTTAGCACCAACTCTACGAGTGCTACTTAATCTTATATTCTGTTGTCTATCCATGTCAAGCCCTTATCCTATGTAGTCTGAGTTATTGCGAGTAGCTGCATATGGTGGAGTTCCATTTACAGTTGAAGTAATTTGGCCGCCAGATATAGTAAGATAACGTGGTCCTTGGATGCTCATTTGACCAATGTTTCCATTTGCATCGGATGCATTGTTTCCAACACCATTAGCATTAAGATCAATAAATAGACCTGGGATAGCCCAATCAATAATTCCTGTTCCACCACTAGCTGTGACACGATAAGCTACTTTTGGAGTCTCTTGTGTAGCTGAAGTATTGTTCAACGTGAATGTAACGTTACCACTGGTAGCAGTCATCGTTCCAGTAATTATAGTAATCCAAGCTGTGGAATTGTAGTCAGTAGCGCCATAGTATCTATTATTGCTACCTTGCAATTGTAGAAAGCAAGTTCCACTAAAACCTGTTTCTGCCCAAAAACCAGCATAAAGCGTTTCAAGGTCAGTTGGTGTAATTGAAGGGTCTGGTGAGCAAATTGGGCTAACGTCTATTGCACCGTTCCCATTTACGTTTAGATTAAGTCCAGGGTTCAAACTTCCTACTGTACCGTTAGACCAGTTAGATCCACCACTAACAGTGCTAAGCGTTCCTACAACAGGGGTGTATGGAGGGTTTGCTGGGTTAAGTGTTCCCGGCGTACCATCATTCCCATAAATTGTAACGAATTGACCAAGCACGTATGGCTTTTTTATTTGCTTAGGGCCTTTACCTTCTGCTGCCTGCATAATATCTCCTAGAGGCTCATATAATCTATACCGAGGTCATCTACATTAGAATCTTGTAGGAACCTCAAAGCGTTTGTGCTGATATCGTTATCAGCAACGTTTACTGCTGGCGCATCAATAGGTGCTGACTGGACTGATTGAGGCCTAGGCGTTGTCTGTGCTTGTACAGGAGCAGGTGCCGGAGCAACCTTTACAGTCAATGCTTTGTCAATCTTTCCTTCTACATTCTTTACAGAACTAGTAAGAGGAGCCAATACCTTATTTACTGCTTGTTCGATCTGTGGTCCAATTGGTTCTTCAACTGGCTTTGCAGGTCTGTTATAGTA